GGAGAAGGTGCATTCAGACCAATTACAACGGAGGATACAGGATTCTAATGGCATATTTCGACGAGTTTCCAGATATTTTACTACCCTCATTCGTTGATGGAAGGAATTCTTCATCTGATTTTGTAAAATCAAAGAATTTATTCAAACGTGCAAAGATACGTGATGATTTCTTTTCAACTGCAACGGTTTTTGATCTATATTCTATCGTAGGCGATGATAGACCTGATAATGTGGCAAAAAAGTTATATGACGATTCTAATTTAGATTGGGTTGTACTACTATCCAACAATATCATCAATATTCGTGATGAGTGGCCAATGTCCCAATATGACCTTGATAGGTATCTTGACAATAAGTACTCACAAGAGCAATTATCGGAAATACACCATTATGAGACAAAGGAAGTAAAAACAGATTTTGGTATGTTATTACTTCAACAAGGATTATGGGTAGATGCAAATTATACCTTCAGGTTCACTGATGAGGATGAGGTAAAATCCCTCTCTGGTGCAAATATATTGACTTCAGTCTCAACCTATCAATATGAGGTACAGAAGAATGATGATAAAAGAAATATATACGCTCTTAGATCAAATTACTTAGATACAGTCTTTACAGACATGAGGGAGATTATGACATATACCAATAGTTCACAATATATCGATACTCGTACTAAAAAAGGCAGTAACCTAAGAATATTATCATTTAGATAAAACCTGAGACAAAAAAAAATACCGGAGTTTTTTTTCCGGTATTTTTGGAACTAAAAGTCGATTTTCCCTACCAAGTCTTCTGATGTGTATTCACATCACCCTCAACATGGTTGTGGTCTATGGACTCTATGTGAGCATGGTCAACGCTGATATGAGAATCTTCGACAACCTTTACTCTATAAACAATCTTGGATTGTTTCTTTGTGAAATGCAAGTCAATACGTTTCTTGATATAGTATACAATAATCAATACAATGAGGAATTGAATACCCTCACCCCATGACATATTCCATGCTTCATTCAAGTTGAGACTTGCTGCTGCTAGAAGATTTCCCATACTATTCCTCCGCTAAACGTTGGAAGTATGAGAGTGCATCATCAGTGTCTTCGCCACCTGCTGCCACAGCAACTGGTTCTTTTTTGACATCTGTTTCTGCCTTGACCTGTGCCTCTTCATCAAAGGTCTCTGGATCTAGAGACTTTCTAGCACTTGCAGGATTCAATACTGCATTCATTCTCCTCTCCAAATCACCATAGGATTTGAATTGATCTGTCTTTGTGAATTCTTCTAATGAGAATTCTCCTTTCCAAAGTTCTTCTAATGCATCATCGTCATCTAATAACGCTTCAGTCTTAGTAAACTCACTTGAATCATAGTTACGATATCCGGCAACATTTTTTGCCTTCAATTTGAAATTAGCACCTTGCCAGAAATCAAATGGATCGATTGCTTCTTCATCTTCAAACTCAGGTTGCATTGCTGCAGTTATCTTATCAAAGATCTTTTTACCGAACTTGTATAAGAATACTTTACCTTCGTTCTGAGGATTAGCAGGATCCTTTACAACATATATGTTAGAAATATATGAGAGTTTTCTTTTCTGTTTCCTTGCTTGATCCTTATCGTCATCACTACCACTGTTCCATAGTAGTCTGTTGTACTCCGACACTGGATCTTTCTGACCTAGTGTGGTGAGACTGTTCTCAATGTACCAACCTCCGGGACCTTGAAAAGCATGTGACCATACCTTTGCCCATGGAAGTTCTTCCCCGTCGGGTGCAGGAAGAAAGCGGATTACAGCGTATCCGTTACCTGCTTTGTCAACTTCTAGTTTCCAGAGACGATCATCGGCACCATTAGTGGTTCCTTTGTTCATCTTCTCGATCTCATTCGTTAGTTTTGAAGTGAGACTTCCTAGTCGTGACTGTTTCTTTAGATTTGCGAAAGACATAAATTTGATTAGTTGGATTCGTCGGATTGAATAGATTGGTGGATTGACACCTTGCATAAACAACAAGATTAGTATAACATACTATTTAGGTCATGACAACACTCTATATCTCGGTTTCATCATCAACCAAAACTTTATGAGCAGTGCCATGTCCGTTGTAATTTTTACTATCATAAAAACCACCCTTTGTACCGAAAAATAAGGTCAGTACAGTGAATGGTATGCATATTACCAGTAGTATAAGTCCTAGCATTACATCCCATTCCAGAATGTATCTGTTGGTGCTGCCATATTTCTTGAGATGAAATACAGACCTACATTACATGCGAACCAGTTGATGTTCACAATCCATGCTTGTCTCCAACAATATTTCCTGTTAGTCTGAACAATATAATTATTTCTTTCGTTCATTGTTGAGTCATAAGATAAAGGTCTTACCTTTAGAATCTGCTCCAGTATCAGTGAAATTACAAATCCAATAGCATAGATATAGAAAATTAAATTCAGCAATCCTGCCATTGAAAATAGAAATGATAGCATTAGTCTCGTTGCCTCCAGTCGTCAGAACGTTCTTGATGAAACCAGTCTAACACATCTTCGGGGGAACCGAAACCCCTAACATGATTACTTGAATCGGGGTCTCCTATATTCAAGTTATTCAGAAAAGAATCGTCTGGATTTATACTCATCTTTCTTGCTTTATTCAGCATACCTCTTGCTGATGTATTTGCTTTCGCTAATTTCTGTGCCCATATCATGTCACTCATACTTACTTCTGTACCAGCAGCGATTGCTTTACAGATCTCTTCAAGTCGAAGACGATACTGTGTTGATAACATATGCTAATGTAATGTATTACTTACTATTATGTATGTAATTTGTCAGATAGATTCTCTAGTGTCTGCCTCATGTTCTTGAAAATTGTGTTCATATTAACTTCATTAAAACCCATTGCAGCAGAGGTCAATTGAATTTTTTCTTTCATCTGTTTTGCTTCTGGATCATCTGATAGAGACAACCTAGTCCACATAACTTCTTGCTTATCAATAAGGTCCATAAGTTTCAACATATGTTCTTTCTTCTCTTTGTCATCCATACTTGAGAACTTCATGATTACAGCATAAAGATCTTTCTGTGACTCAAATATGTCCTGCATTTCTTCTTGAATGATCTTTGATCCTAAGAATTTACCCATTCAGTTGTTCCTTTAGATAAGTTTTGTATTTAAGCACATCAATATTTAGAAAGGGTGAGTACTTGTACATTTTCATACTAATCTTCTCCCATATAGGGTCAGTCAGAGACTTATCAAAGTTCTTTTTGAATCCAAATACCATATCAAGTATTATTAGGTTCTCTATACTCAATTCATCTCTTAGATGAGACTTGAGTATATGTGGGTGACCTTTTCCTACAAACCACTCTTCAAAAGGTGTCTTACACAACTCATCTACTTCTTGTGTGAACTTATAGTATAAACTCTGCTGTCTCTTCTGCCATTCTGAGTAACTTGCATCACCTGTCCTAGCGATAGTTCCTATCCACAAACTTTGAGGATCACTTGACTCTACAAAGTTAGCAATAAAAAACTGTTTGACTTCTTCATCAGGATACTTCCTTGATGTCTTCTCGAAAAAATATCTATCCTTCCTCTTATAAAATGAATCTAAACTTGCATTAGTCTTACCACCATACTGAAAGTAATCATACTTCTTTCTAGTGAAGTGACTCTTCATTGCCAGATATATTTTGTAAGTGTCAAAGGGTGTCATTGATAATCTCGACTTCAGCATCTGTCAACTCAGGATAAATTGGTAACGATACAACTGTCTTTGATAACTTGACTGCATTTTCTGTAGGTGCAAGTGTGTATGGATAGTTGATTCTAGTAGGATAACATACTTTCTCTCTAAAGTCATCCCTATCATCGAGTTGAATAACAAATTTCTGTACGGCATGTGTGTCCAAGTCCTTGATCAACACCTTATACTTACAATCCTTCATCCAATACCTAGCAATATCCTTTCTTCTTCTATCCCACTCCTCCAAGTACTTGAACTTGACCATCATACATGCACAATCTAACTCACTCATCTTTGAGTTGGTTGCTACCTCAGTATACTTTGGGTGATGATGATGTCTAAAGTTAGATACAAACTCATACAGATCAGGTATACTCGTGCTGATAGCACCCCCATTTCCATAATTAGGTAGGTTCTTCATTGGATCGAATGACATTGTACATATATCGCCCACTCTCTTGAAATAATTACCTGTCCAATTCTGAGCACCATCTTCACATATGATACCCTTCTGTGGTTTGAGTGCTGCACCATATAATCCTACCAATACAACGAGGTCTGTCCACTCCTCCGCTTGTGCATCCTTCATCAGACCATACTCATCTACATCCACATACTTTATCTTACAACCCACTCTTTTAAATGCATTGTCTGTAGCAATGAATGAGAATGCAGGAAGATATACTGTACCATCATAAGTTTTCTTATACCACTCTGCTACAATCTCTAGTGCTTGAGTTCCATTTGAAACTGTTAGTGTTGGTTGACCAGTTCTTTTAGTCAACCTCTCCTCAAAGTGTTTTGTATTTGGACCCAACATATGCTGACCTTTAGAGAGCACATGATCAGTTGCTTCAAGTATTTCCTCGCGAAGGAAATTATATTGCTGGCGTAAACCAGTGAACGTTATTGTAGAACTTTTTGAACCATTCATAATAAGTTTGTAGACCTTCTTCTAAATTTGTTGTTGGATTGTAACCTAATTGTTCCCTTGCTTTGTCGATACACAGTGCATCTCTACTAGGGAACTTACTATCTTTATCTTGAACTATCACCTCACCAAAACCAATTATGTCACTAACACAACATGCTGCATCATAAATGGTTCTTCCCTGCCCCCTTGTTATATTATAAGTTTCATTTGGTAGACCGACATTTACAACTCTACAAATACCACTGGCAGTGTCATCTACGAAACTAAAATCAAGTTTCTCTTCTCTACCATTTACTTTGAGTGGTTCTCCTATCCTAGCATTTCGTATGAATTTTGCAATCACTCTGTCTCCTACATCACGAGGACCATACACTGCTGATGGTCTTATGATATTATATTCCATTCCAAATCTTCTACCATAATCTTTCACCAT